TTGTTGATTAGAACTCCGTCTACACTTAATGTTCAAGAACCTTTACCAACTAGTGGATTTGATGAGCAAACTGAAAGTGTAATTAATCTTACCTATATAGATTCAGAATCATTGGTTAATGGATATAGAATTTTAGTATTAAATGATTCAAATTATCAAGGTAAATGGAGTATCTATCGTTATAACTCTAGCACAGATAATTTTGAAATGGTTAAGTTACAAAGTTATCAAACTAATTTATATTGGGATAAAATTGATTGGTACGGCGAAACTTATCAAAACGGTAAAGACATAAATTATACTGTCAACATTTACAGTGATACTCAAGCTTTAAATGTAACAGTAGGCAATTATATCAAGGTTTTGGATGGTGGACAAGGCACCTGGTTACTTTATGAAGTAATGTCCGATGGAAGTTTTGATTTAGTAGCAGCCCAAAATGGAACATTAGAAATAAGTTCAGCATTATATGATGTAAGTCAAGGTGCAGGCTATGACAGTATTGTTTATGATAGTAATCAATATGATTTAGTACCTGTCATTGAGTTTCAAAACATATATGATAGCGTATACCAAGAAATTCTAATAGATGACTTAAGCACTGAATTAAACACGCTTTTCCTTACGATAATAAACTATATTTTCGCTGAACAAAAAAATCCAGACTGGATCATAAAAACTAGTTTTGTTGACGTATATCATACCTTACGTGCTTTAGAAGAATTTCCTAATTATGTTAAAGATAATCAAAATTTCTATTTAGATTATATCAATGAAGTCAAACCATACCGATCAATAATCAAAGAATATGTTCCATTATATAATAGGGATGATATAGCTTACGGTAATTGGACTGATTTTGATTTACCAAGTGCGTATGATGAACAAAGTCGTTTATACAAAAGTCCTAATATAAACGATCCAGCTGATACTAATCTATTCGCTAAAGATTTATATTCTAATTGGCTTAACAATTACAAATTTAAAGTAGTAGATTATATAGTTGGCAATATTGGTTTAAATTACACTTTAGCCCCAAATGTAGAAATTACTGGTGGCGGCGGAACCGGCGCATCAGCAATAACCACATTGTTTGGAAATGGAAAAGTAAGCGGAATAACTGTAATCAATCAAGGATCTGGTTACACTTCAACACCCACTGTTTTTATAAATGGTGACGGTGTAGGTGCAACAGCTTATCCTTTACTTAAAAACGAATATTTCGCAGCACAAGCAAATTTAAGTTACAATCTTGTAAGAACTGTTGATACTACTATAAGACTAGACAGATTAGATTACACAAGTAATTTAGTGCAATGGCAACCAAATACTGCGTATGCAAACACTATAGTCGTATCAGGCAATACTTTAATTGATTCTGGAAATATTTACATCAATTCTGGAAACATTGTTGTATATCAAAATCAAGCATACCTAGCTACCAATGCAAACGTTACTAGCCAGACAATTTTTGATTTTTCAAGATACAAAAAAATTGAAAATGGTAATGTTTTATTAAATGCTCTGGATAGAATAGTTGCGTACTATGAGCCCGGCGAAGGCATGACAGGAAAAAATATTTCTCAACTTGTCAATGGTGTAAGTTACCCGGCTAATTATATTCAAGGTGCAGGTTTTAGAGCAAATGCATTTGAGATTTCAAGTAATGTAGTTTCATTCAACTACGAAGGACTTACTATTGATAGCGGAAGTATAGGTCAGCTTGATTTCGTAAATGCGGGTTTTGAAATTGACCAAAGTATAAGAATTTCTGCTAATGTACCTTTTGATTTCCAGAATAACGGATATTTTTCAATAATAAGTGTTACAAGAGACTCAATGGTATTAACAGGGCAGCCAGTAGAATCAACTTGGAAAGTGACACTTGACGCTCCGGTAACAGCAACTAAAGGGTCATGGATTACTCAAGCAAACAATAGTGCAAATGCACGTATTTTAGAATCAGTTGTTAATTCACAAACTCTATCAATTATATATTCTACTCCGGCATTTAATGTTTCAACTGGCAATTTAGTTACAATCAACGGAGTTACTGTTACAGCAAATGTAGCTGAAGTTACTACAGGCGGCAATGTAGATGTAACTATAGCATACCTTGACTTAAAAGATGTTTTAGATACAGGAAATATTTACAGTTTTTATTTAGATAGTAATTTAGGAATTAGACCACAAGATATTAATATAGTTGGTGGTGCTTATGTTGATCGTTATTCGAGTCATGCACCAGAAGAACTTATTCCGGGCAGAATGTATGATGCTTTAGAAATGCGGGTATTCAGTAATGCTGCGGCTAATACCGCGACCTATGGTTATAGAGTGTTCCAGCCGATGAGTGCAGACATAGAGTATACAAGGATAAGTGCCAACGCTACGACTACGTTAACAGCAAACTTAAAAATTACCGACGATGAAATACTAGTATCAGATGCTGCAAAATTACCTACACCGTCTCCTGCAACTGGTACACCAGGTATAGTGTTTATTAATGGGGAAAGAATAGTATACTATCAAAAATATGATTTAGCTAAACTATCAACAGCAGTAGCTTGGGCAGCTAATACACAAATACCTGTAGGAACATTAATTGTTCTAAACAGTAATGTTTATCTCACTCAAGGTAATGTATACGCCAATGCCAACGTTTATGTGAATTCTGCAAATATTCAACTTATCACACTAAACTCATTAAGGCAGTTGCGTAGAGGAGTAGACGGTACTGGTGTAGCTAATGTGATTTTAACTGGTAATATTGTATCAGACAGTAGTCAGGCACAATTAATATCAAATGCTCAAATTTTTAATCCAACTACTGTAACAGGTAATATTCGTGTCACAGCCAATGTTTCATTTAAGTTACTTTTAAGTACAAACATTACCGCAAACATAGGTGATTATATAACTCAATTTGTTGGAAATACTGGTAATGCTCGTGTGCTGCAAAGCGTAACAAGCGGCAATATTGTTGCAGTTGAATATGTAACACCTGTGTTTCAAACAGCAGCAAATATTGGAACAAGAATTAATTTAGCAAGTATTACAGCAGGGGTAAGCAGTTTAGCTGCTAATATATTAAGTATCCAACCAATTGGATCTGTTTTTGCAAATGGTAATGTTGTGTTGTCTGGCGTTTCGTTACTGCGTAGTAATGTATGGGAACAATTTAGCACAACACTGCAAAACAGCACTACTATAGGCGCACAATTTATTAGAGCGGAGCCAAGTTACATACCATGAACGCTAACCAACTAAATAGTAATATGGATAAAAATATGGAAGATTTAGAAAAAACTGCAGAGATTCAATCTAAACCTGATGACGTCAGCGGAATATATGTGCAAGGTTATATCAAAATTTTTGACCCAGAATCTGGGGAAGTTTTTATAGACAAACGCAACGCTATTCATTATGAAAATATAAGCGAAGCCATAGCTTATAATTTAGCCAATAAAGGTCAAAATTATATCTATGAAATGCACTTTGGTAACGGTGGCACCAGTGTAGACCCCACTGGTATCATTAATTATCTCCCTCCTAACATCAATACAAGTAATAGTAATTTATATAATCCAACATTTGCTAAAATCGTAGATAATACCAGTGCTTTAAACGCCGATCCTACTAGAAATAAAATGGAAATTAGGCATGTTCCGGGTCGTGTGTACACCGATATTGTAATTAGTTGTTTACTAGATTATGGTGAGCCAGCTGGGCAAAGTGCTTTTGATAATAGCACAAATTTAGAAGACACTTACACCTTTGACGAATTAGGCCTAAAGGCTCGTAGTACAGACGGAAGTTCTGGGTTAACTACAACAGGAAAATTATTAACCCATGTTGTTTTTCATCCTGTGCAAAAAAGTTTAAATAGATTGATTCAAATTGATTACACTGTAAGGATTCAAACCCTAACTAATTTAAGTAGCATAGGATAACACAATGTCATATTTTGTCAATAAAACCGACGGTTCGGTAATAATAGTTCTAGATGGTACTAAAGATACCACCAGTACAAGCCTTACGTTGTTTGGTCGGTTAGTACAAAATTATGGCGACCAAACTAACGAAAATTTTGTACATCTATTAGAAAATTTTGCATTTGGTAATAGTCCTGCCAATCCTATCCATGGACAGTTATGGTTTGATACCAGCGTTAATAATCTAAAAGCATATACCACTGCAAATACCTGGGTAATTGTTGGTAGCGACATTCAAGGCAATCTTGATGTATTAGGTAATATTCAATTTGGACCTTATAATTTTGCTCTTAAAGACCAAGACGGTAATGTACAAATTACAAATTCTGCAAATGTAGGTAATGTAAGTTTTTACTCCAATGTCAACGGAGTAAGTACAAGGGTTTTACATATTGATGGTAGTTCTGGACTTATAGATGTCTACGGTAATGCTACTACAAGTTTTGGCGTTCCTACAAAAATATATGTAGATAGTGAATTACAAGCAGTAGAATCAAGAGCTAATACTAATTTAGTTTCTAACGTAAACATAATCAACGCAAATTTAGCAACAAGAATAGGCGAAGAAAATCAATTAAGAGCAAATATAAGTGCAGCTAATGTAGAAATCTCACTTCGCGATACAATAGTAAGAGTTGACAGTATAAATTCTGCGATTGATACGGCGATTCAGGCAAATATTGAAATTGTCAATGCTAATCTAGCTGCAAGAGTAAATCAGACTGTAGCTGTTGAAAATGCAATGGTCGCTAATGTAGCAGCAGTTAATGCAAGAGTAGACCAGGCCAATCTTGATATTTCAAATGTTAGTATTAGATTAGATAATGTAAACATTGCTAGAAATCTGGCTTTAGCTGCCAATTTAACATTAAAAGCGCCGTTGTTTAGTCCGTATTTCTCTGGTGTGCCGACTGCTCCTACTCCTTATACATCTTC